ATTATCTGATGTATCTGATTGCCAAACAATAGAGCCACTATTTGCATCTGGACTTCTTAATGATATACCAACTGCACCACTATTTTCTACGATTAAATCATCAGCATACGATAGAGTCCCGACAGTACCAGCACTTCCGCTTTCAATGTGAAGGAGCCCATCTGGAGCAGTATTTCCAATTCCAACGCTAGTTGCTTGCAATACAAGAGGATATTTAGTTTCATCTACATTTTTAAATTGTAGCTGAGAGCTACTTCCGCTAACCGCATTAATTATTTGCCATTCGTCACCATTTGTCTGCGTAGAGTCAATAGATAAGTAAACATTGCTGGCACTTGTAATAAATGTATTTCCACCGATAGTTACGTCTGCATTAGTTGTATCTACTGTGAATATGTCCCCACCATCACCATTTTTTCTGACCAATAAGGCTTCTGTACCCGTAGCATCAATTATGGTGCTATTCGATACAACAGAGGTTAGATTAATACTCGCATCACCCCCGACGCCTATTGACCCCGTTACTGTTAAATCTCCATCAATCGTCCCCCCTGTGGATAAATTAGCCGCTACTGATTTTCCAAGAACGCTCTCTATCATTTATATCTCCACAATTCTTACAGCTCCAGCGGAGCTTTTCCCCAGATGATTAAAATACAAAGTCGCACCTAATCCCTTTGGGCAAGTTAAAAAAACAAGGGTAGACGAGGGAATGATCATATCATTCGCTACTGTAATATCTGTCGTTGTTGCTGAAAAATTAAAATATAATTCCACAGCACTATAAACGCCTATTTGAGCCGTTGTCTCATCGACGCTAAAATGAATCGTATTAGTGTTTGCCGTACCTCCGTGAGTCGCTACAGTAGCTACAGACCAAGTACCCCCAACGCTAATATTTGTTGCCTCCTGAACGCTCCTTTTATGTAAATCTGCCATTAATAACTCCTAATAGTCAATTCCAAAAACTAATTCTATATCTCCAACGCTAAATGATGGCGTCGTATTGCCCGGGTCATTTTCGCTTGTAATTTTGGCCGCGGCATATACGCTTGTAGATCCCGTTGCAGCTTGTAAAATCAAAGGTAACTGGGGATATGTTTTTGTAGCACCAGTAAAACCCGCGTAGCCTTGCATAATTGTATATACTCTACCTCCGCCGGGGTTTTGCTGTAATCCGCTCCCGTTCATATACAAACAACCCAAGTTCTTTGCATTAAAAAAGTCAGCATCGGACATATTCCAAGCCGCGTTAATTGTCCCAGCAGATTGATTAACTTGAAAAAACCAAATTAGAATATCAAATAAACTCGCAGACTTAGAATTTATAGTTACATTTAATAATTTAGACGCTCCACCCGGAGACGCAACGGCATTTGGAATCTCTGTTGTATCAAATAGAACGTCGTTGTTTGAATACTGAGTCCCGTTTATTGTGGGGACAACTCGCACAGCGGCCCTTCGAGCTATTATATTGTTGCTTTCCTGTGCGGAATGTTTATGTAAATCTATTGCCATTTTATCACCTTTATTTTAGGTCGCCATTAAAGCACTTGACTTGTGCGTGAATAGGCCGTTGAGTCTAATTATACGCGGGCTAGAAGCTCTTTCTTTGAGTCTCCCCTATCGTATTCAACGTCGTTATCAGACAACCATTCGCGAATATCATTAATTTTCCACTGCATACCGGGCTTGCTTGCCTTCTTGGGCTTTATTTCAACTGCTCCATTAAACACAAGGTCGTCGCAAGTTTTCTTCCCGCCAGAAGTAGAATCGTCTACTTCAAAGCTTTCGTTTTCGTTGGGCCATTTAAATACTCTCATATTATTCTCCTAATATATCGGGCTGCGTTTAAACAGCCCGACAATATCATTAATCCAATTAACTTGCGTTAGTGAATTTATACCCTCTAATGTTATCAGAGTCGTCAAGTTTCTTGACCCCCCAAAGCAAATGGGCTACTACTTTTGTTCCTAAATAATCAATATCAAACTGATCTTTCACGTCTATATCTCGCTGCACTGCTATGGCGCACGCGCTTTTGTGATAAATCACGCCTGACACATTTGTACCACCAGCCCCGAGACTGTTAGACATTAGAACAGGCATCCCCATCAAACGACCTACAACACCAGTAAGGGCCGGGCTATTATCTGAGTTAAATCCTGTTATGTCTGCGCGGACAAAAGACGCTCCAAAAGTACCCGCTGGATTAAGCATATCAGCGTATAGAGTTGGATTAACAACGAAATAAACATCGCCAGATGTATAGTCGATGTCATTTTCTCCTAAATTAGCAACAGCAGTTTCAAATTCTGCGGCTGTAATTTGGTCGTCTGTTGTTAGGGTTGCTCCTTGATTTACCGTAATCAATTCAGCGGCGATACTTGCATCTACTTGTTTACTTAAAGCGTAAGCCATTGACTTTGCGTAAGCAGTTACTAAGTCATAATTTGACTGAACTTGTAAAACATCAGTGAACATTTTAGCTGCGTAATAATGCTGGTCTACAGTTAATTGAGTTTCAGTCTCAGCCGGCGCGACATAAGATACCGCAGCTCCGTCTGTTAGACTTGATGCTGTCATTTTTGCGATTTCAGGAATATGAATAATCTTTCCTGAGTTTTGAACAAGTGAGGAATAATCCTCGATTGTGTTTTTAAATACCAGTTTTTCCTCAAAATATTTATAGATAAGATCTCCCCAGAGAGCTGGTATAAAAAATTGAGTGACTCCAGTATCAAATACTGTACCTGATGGTGTTGCCATTTTAATTCACCTTTATTTGTTCGAGGCTTTTTGTTTGTACGATTTCAAAATGTCACCAAAATTTTCGCGCTTAAACTTGTCGTTTTCTTTCATAAATGAGTCGATACTAAAGTCGGCGTTTGTCCGTCCCTGTACGGCGACTGCCGGATTAGAAACGTCTGGTGATTGAGATTGACTAACAAAATGCTCGAGTTGAGTTAATGTCATATTTTCATAATACACTCTATCTTTTTCATCAATGCTCTCCAATAAAGATTCTTTTTTCAAAGCCTCTTCCTTTCTATACCCAGACAAATCGGCCTCTGCGGCTTTATTTCTCTCTGATAATTCAGCAATAAGATCATCTTTTTTTCCCTCTGCAATTAACTTAGCCTGTCGGTCATCTTCCGCTTTTAGCGATAAATCACCATTTTTAGTTTCAGCCTCTTGCGCCCTTGACCTTAAGGACTGTGAGTATTTTTTTTCTTTCTGATAAAGTATCTCGTAATCTACGTCCCCATCTGGTGAAGTAGTCTGGGCGTTCTGCCCATCAACGTTTAGCGTTGTTTGTTCTTCAGTCATCTGACTTATTCCCTCTGTTTTTCATATTAGAATATAGCCTTAAAGTTTTTTTTAAAGATAGTATTTTTTTTACTTGCATCGTATGTATAATAAGTGTTATAATTGTTATGTGATTGAGACAAATAAAACAGCAAAAGAAATAACAAAGGAAAAACAAATGAGGGATTATAGAGTTACTAAGACCAATCATAAACATGGAGAGACTCACTCTTTTAATGGAAAGCTTTATAAAAGGGCTTACATCGGTGGAGCTGCTTTCGACCATGAGGTTGGCCCAGAGGCTAGAAAAGCTGCACTTAAAGAGTTTGAAGAAGGTTGGAAGTTGTTTAAAACTAATAAAAAAGCGTACTTCGAAAAGTACGGCCCAATGGGAGATTAAGAGTATGTATTCAATATGGTTCGGTAAAAAAGCAGAGGGGTTTTTTAAGTCAATCGGCTTAGAAGTCCCAGAGTATCCAAAACAAGGTGACGTGATTTGGAAAGGGGAGAAAGTTGGTTATTGTTCAAACTTTGACGGCATAAGTACAAGTGATTCAGAGCTGTTTGAGTTGTGTCAAAAAAACGCCATGAAATACAATCTTGGCTGCTGGAACAACGCTTAAATAAAACAAAAAGGGAAGATGATGAGTAAAATAACGCGAGAAGAATGGCTGAATGTGATGGCCACTGAATTAAAAAAGACAGTGTTTAAACAGTCTGGTTTTATTCTTGATTTAAAAAAAGTAAAGATATCTTGTGGGTATCCTTCGACCGGCGCAAAGGGTAAGCGCATCGGAGAGTGTCACGGGTCGTCTAACAATGGAAGTAATGAAATCTTTATCCATCCAAGACTCGAAAAAAGCAATGATGTTTCTGGTGTATTAGCCCACGAGCTTATTCACGCTTACGATGATTGTAAAAATGGTCACGGCCCAGCGTTTCGCAAAATAGCGATAGCAATTGGCTTAGAGGGCAAGATGACGGCAACAACGGTATCTGATGCACTCATGGAAACGATTAATAAAATCGTAAAGAAAATTGGAAAGTATCCTCATAAAAAACTTTCTAACGCCAACAAGAAAAAGCAGACCACTCGTATGATTAAAGTTGTTTGCAGTAATTGCAACATTTACCATGTCAGAATGTCGAGAACTATGTATGAGATGGCTAAACCAAATTGTGGGTATTGCATAGACAACACAGATGTTTCCCCTTTTGAATTAAAAATGTATCCAGAAGGAGAGCAAATAAACGAAATAATAAAACAAATAAAAAAGGCAGTATGAGTGGCTGGAGCGGGACGCGATGTTAAAGAAAAACATTTAGGATTATAATTATAACACAATTAACTTATAAATAACTAAGGAGCAAATATGTCTATAAAAGACGTTGTGCAATCTTGGGATATAGAAGAGCAACTTATTGACGATTTTCTTATACAGCTTAAGAATATAAAGTCAGGATTCTCATGTAGCTCTTGCAAGCATTTGCACACTGATGAAATTTCTTGTGCTGCTTTCCCTGACGCTATCCCAAACGATATTCAAAGCAGTATTATTGACCATCGTAAGCCATTTCCAAACGACAATGGCATAATGTTTGAACCTAAAGAATAATTAAAAATTATTTCTTTTTAGGTTTTTCGTGGTGTTCATTTCTTATCATTATATATTTAACATCAGGGTACTTTTTTTGTATCTCTTTTAAATGTTTTTTATGTAACGATTTAATGCTTTTTGCCATGATTAACCTCCAAATTCAAACACTTTAACATTCACAGGTTTAGTTCCCCCTATAATAATCTCCATTTCGCCCAGTTCTGAGGCCACCATTTTGCCCACCTCAAGGAAATCACCCTCCATCCGCTTTATATGAGCAAATGAAAAATTCGAGCCGATTATTCTGTCTACGGGAACTTCTGCTTCAAAAACAACACCAATACCCCGGCCATGCGAACTTGCAAATTTTTCAGCAACAGTTGCGCTTGTAGACCAACTTTCCGCAGAATTAACGGCCATTTGCGCAGTCTCTCCATATTCTTTAGGCATAGGAATTCCTGTTTCGTCAAAATAAGACCGAGCAACCCCTCTATAAATTTTCACATTTCCAGCATCATCAACAAATCCATATCTTTTTAACATATTTTGATTAAATTGCTTATCATACTTCATGGCTTGTAGTACATCATTTAATGTAATATTTTTCTCTCGTAAATATGTTTTCATAAATTTACCTATTTTCTTTTTATAGGCAGCCTGCAATAACGCATCGTGATTCATGTACTTATTATGGGCAAAATGAGTATATGAGTCATCCAGCTCTGAAGCGATATATCGGAAAAGAGCCTCTCCGTCTAAATCTTGCAATTTCCATAGTTCATTCAAATCGTCAGCGATTCCTTTTAATCCATTCTTTTCTAAAAATTCCGAATATTTTGCCAAGTCTTTTTTATAATCTGTCGATTCAATTAATTCCTGCCAAACTTCATACGGAGGTTTTTGCTTATATCCAAATCTTCCTGTAACTTTTTCTATATTATTCGCTTGGCTTGATAATTTAGCCGTTCCTAACAAGTCATCTATTTTGTTAATACTTTTAGCTGCAACTGTCCGTACTGCAGATTGTTCTAGCAATATCGCTGGTGCGCCAATCGGTACGTTTGTACTGTATTGCGACCATGAGTTAATAATTCTTTTTAGTTCATTAAATGTAGCAATATTTTGATTTCCGTGAGTAGATATATATAAAGGATCTACAAATCGACCTGACTTTCCAAAAAACCTTGCAATCGCTCTTTCCATAGCTTGCTCTATTGGTAAATCGGCAAAGGCTGCCGTTACTTTGTACCCAGCGCTTTTATACCCCTCGATAGCTTTAACAAATTTTTCGGTGCTTTTCATTGTTGCGTCGTATAAAATGTGCCTATTTTGTTCTATTGCTAATTTTCGTATTTGATTAACAATTTGTTTTGACTCAACATGGTACAACGCGGCCCGCCATCCCAAATCAACTCCGTCTGCTTTAGCTAATAATTCTTTTACCCTATCTGAATCTAAATGAACGAACTTTTTTTCCCAGCCGGGGAAAGCTTGATCTAACATAGTTGATTTCCCAGAACCGGGATAGCCTCCTGTCGTTAATAATTCTTGTTTGCCTTTTTTAGCAATTTTTCCACCATTTACAATTTCATTTATAATGCTATTGTGAACTTTTTTTCTTGCCCTTGTTAATTCACCATTAACAGTATGCCTTTCAAAAGACTGCTTCGATAAGCTTAATTTTTTTCTTGTTTGATTGCTACGCCTTATAATTTCAGCTCTTGTTAAAGGCGCAAACTTACCACCAACTCTTTTTTGCATTTGCATTGCTGTTGAAGAATCTAATTTCATAAATTTTTTATAAGAAAATTGATGCGCACTACTAACTTTATATTCTTTTATATAATAAGACTCTAGCTCTTTTGAAGAGCTAACCAATTCGGCCCGACTTCTTTCAGCCTCTACAACAGGAGAAATTTTACCGCTTGGGTCAAGTATGCAGTAGCAATTCCCCCCGCAAACCGACCACCCTGTACCCGGCATCCCTATGCTTTCCCACTCCGACATAGTTTGTTGCGTCCCCCCATAGGGGTCACAATCCTTACAAATTTTATGCCCCGCAACTGTCACCCAAGTAAAAAGAGTTTTATCATTTGCCTCATACGCCTCATAAGACCCAGCTCTACCAGATTGATTTATCCCCTCAACTAAAGATGATTTTATTGTATTTCTTATTTCTCCGAATACAGGGCCACCAGTAAACATATCCGAGGCTAACCCAGACGATATCGCCGCCGCAGAGATTCCGGCTGCCGATTGTGTGCCGACTGCTTTATTTACTCTCGAGCTGAAAATTTCTGTATCATATAGCATTTTTCCCATCGTATTATCTAAAAGCTCTCTGGCTTCCGGTGGTAATTGAGACAGCCCTTTTAAAACGCTTTCAAAATCACTTCCAAACAGTGCGATTAATTCTTCTGAGGTTGCCATTATTTTTTTAAAGACTTGGCTATTTTAGTTAAAGTTATACGGACGTATTTCTCATACTGTGTCCCACCCTTTTTCATGTCTTTTGTAATTCCAAACCATTCTCTTTTGGGTACGGTTTTTCCTTTAATCATGCCGCCAGAAGTAAAACCCTCGTTATGGTATACACCATGCTCATTCAACATTAAAACTTGAGAAAGCATAGTGTTTGGCTTAGAGGGTATTATTCTTGTTGCGCGCATAGACTCTGAATTTGAAAAATCGCGGCCAGACTCACCGATATCTATCCCAGTTTTCATTGTAGATAACGGAGTAAATCCATGCCCCCTTCTTCTTCTAATTGGCAAAGTAGAGTTTTGACTTAAGGCTGTAAATTTTTTATTATTTATATCCGTTTGCGTATCAATACCCCTTTGAATTGACTCGTTTTGATATCTAGCCATATCTGTTAAAGACTCAGAAATAATAGAGGGTAATAATTCTGCTGCTTTACTGTAGCTGTAATTTCTGCGTGACTTTATCATTTAAATGTTTTTTTCTTTTCTCCATGATAAGTATATGCGTGACCCTCATCAATCAATAAATCATTGACCGATTTCACTTGCCCTTCGACATTCAATATGCCTAGCACCCGTCCATATTTTCCAAGACCCATTGACTGTAGCTTGAACTTTCCCTCATTCATTTCAAGCAGTTCTTTAGTTCTAGCTTTTGCCAATAAACCTTTTTTCTTTTCTTCTTTATTTCTTGTCCGGCTTTCCCATGTATCAACGCCATGAAATCGAATACGCTTTTTAATCCAAACAGTCATACCTAAATCTATCATAGCGTCTACAGTGTCTCCATCTACGACCCTTACCAGTGTT